AAAGGTATACAAATGACCCTCTTTTAACATTTCCCAACGCATTTTTAACAGTTGTTCAAACGAGTTGGCACGCTATTTGCTATACACCGTGCCACAAATGAAAATGAATATTTATACAGGTGGCTGCATATTCAGTTGAATGTATAAATATTCACCGATGTTGCCAGATGTTGCCGTCGCTTCGATGGTGTCTGATGCCACCGAAGCCACCGAAGCCACCGAAGCCCTATATGTAACACAGTTACATACGCCACGTTAGCCACGTTAGCCTAATAAGCCATTTCTTTGACTTCTGAGCGCATTAAAATAGCCCTGTGGGCACTTACACCGCACAGGGCTAAAAGATGGCACACAGCCAATTCTATAAGGTGATGCCGAAAAGAGCAAAAACAACGAAAAAAAGAAAAAAACAACCAATTAACATATTTAAACATTAATAATTTGTTTCGTTGAAAAACTGGGCGTATCTTTGCAGCGTGATTCAGAAAAACATAAGTCTAACAAATTTAAAGATAAGTATATGATGGTACGAATCGACAAATATAAATTTGAGGTCTGCTACGAGTCAGTGAAGACATCAAATATTGGGATGGCAATAAAACACTTGGTGAGTTATCGTTGTATTGGCAATAATTTGTGGTTAAGTACAAAGTTTGCTGGTCAGTATGTAAAGGTCTATTTTATAGACGTAAACGAGAACCCTGTGACAATGTAACACTAATTAAAATTAGGCAATATGAATACAAAGAAGAAAGAAAAAGAACTCTTGAATGTGATTCAGAGTTTAAGTAAAGCCTGTGACGATTTGGACGAGATTTCACAAGGTTTGACATCTGAGCAGAAAAACAGGCTCAATGCTGTGAACGACACAGTTTTAGACGCTCGTATCGCTGTTTCTGAAGTTCTTATTCAGGACAAAGAAGACGGCTTGGTGTTAAAAGAGTTAAGGAACGCGTATTCAATGACTCTTGACTTCTTGGCAGAGAACAGGCTAATTACAAAATTCATTAAACACATAAATAAGTATGACGATTAAGAAAAAAAGAATCGAGTCTTTGAAGGACTGGATTTCAATTGCCTTTTTTGTGGCAATGTGTGTATTGACGACATGTGCATTCGGTTCATGTTCTACAGCCCACAATGTAGAAGCACAGGGGCGCACGGTCATAGTAACAACGGACACCACTGTGGTTAATCACAATGGATACATTAAAATTCAAAAGTGATGGCAGAAAGAAGTGACTATCAGGAAAATCTATTCAACGCCCTAACTTCTTTGAATGCTCTTTTGCAGACCAAAGAAATGTGTGGCGACGATAGGGCGGTTATCAAGGTAAACCGTTTTCGCAAATGGTTGATAGACCGCATCGAGCAGGAAAAGTAATACAGTTATAACAAGTTCAACATTTAAATTCACAATTATGTATAGTTTCAGTAACAAGTTCAACAAAACATCTTTTGGTATTGATACCAAGGATTTCGACTACATCAAGTTGTCAGAAGTGGCAATGGCATCATCGCTTGACGAGATTCACCCTATCAACGGTCTATACGTCCACGGCTCGAAGTTGGGCGATTCCCCCGTAATCATCGACGCTAAGGCGAAGAAGTTGGTCAACATGCCGTCACATCTTGGCGAAACGTTCAGGGAAATTCTTTCCGACGGTGAAGCCGTTCAGGCTATCAAGGACGGAAAGGTGGGTTACACAATCTATACCTACGAGTCACACGCAAAGGTATGCTACGGCATCAAATTTGTAGACATTGAGAAGTAATTGAGTTTTCACATTCGGGCACACTTATTCCAGCAAGTGTGCCCTTAATTTTAAATGACATGGGATTGAATCCGATTGGCTTTAGTGATAGGGCGTTTTCTTTCAATAAAGCCGTTATAAAGCAGAGAATCATTGAAGCTAAAATGAGTTCGCCCGAATATAGAGCAGAGATACGACGAATATTCCAACAAGCGAACCGACGTATTCAGAACATCGAATCGAAAGGACTTGTTTCGCCAGCTGTGATGGCGTTGAACAAAGGCGACATTCATGGCTTCACCAAGTTCTCAATGAAACACGATTGGGAAGATCTCAAGGCGGAATACGCCAAAGCGGTTAGCTTTCTACGTCAACCGACATCAACCGCCACAGGTGTAAGAGAGTACAACAAACACCTTATGGATGCTTACGACCTCACCGAAGACGAATTTAATTTGATGGCGGACAAGATTCAGGAAAAATTCCTAAGTGTGTCTGATGACAATTTCGTGGAACAGTACCTAATGAGGTATAAGGATTTCACAGGTGAATTGGAATCAGAAGCAGCCGACGTGTCCGAACAAATAGAATCAGATTCTCAGATGTTGCAAGCAGTTCTTGAAGAAGATATTGAACGTTCAGCACAAAGCGCAATTGACAACGCAAACAAAATAAAAAAGAGCTTGTTGGGAACTCTGAAAAAATTCGGTCTATAATGAAGAAGAAAAAGAATTTTTGTATACATGACGAAGTATATACGCCTAAAGATATATTAACCGTTCTTGACTTGGCGGTCGATGATTCCTGTCTACGTGGAAATAACAAGTGCCAAAAATTCTTTGATATCCCCTGTTGCTTCGACATCGAAACCACTTCATTCTACAGGAACGGTGACGAATATCTTACATACGCACAATATAGTAAGTTGGGCGTGAAGTTGGAAAAATGTTCATGTATGTACGTTTGGCAATTTGGCATAAATGGTTATTGCATTATCGGGCGTACTTGGGACGAGTTCAACGAAATGATGCAAGTCATTTCTGAGTACCTGAAACTATCAGAAGACCGACGGTTGATAGTGTATGTTCACAACTTGGCTTATGAGTTCCAATTCATAAGACAACGTTTCACGTGGAGCAAAGTCTTTTCGATAGACCTTAGAAAGCCTATATACGCCATCACAAAATCTGGTATAGAGTTTCGGTGTAGCTATCTATTGTCGGGTTATTCCTTGGCAAAGTTGGGCGGACAACTAATGAAATACAAGTGTGAAAAGATGGTTGGCGACCTTGACTATTCCCTGTTACGTCATAGCAAAACGCCATTGAGCACAAAGGAAGTTGGCTATTGCCTTAATGATGTTAAAGTGGTTATGTGCTACATACAAGAAATGATAGAACGCTACAAAGGCATTACACGACTACCTATAACAAAGACGGGGTTTGTAAGGAAGTATTGCCGAAAACATTGTTTGTACTGTAAAGACGATACAGGAAAGACCGTGCAAAATTGGGCGTACTTCAATACAGTTCATAACCTGAATATAAGTGGGGTTGACGAGTTCAACACCTTACAAAGGGCGTTTAGTGGTGGCTTTACACACGCCAACGCAAACCACACGGACGATGTTATGACGAACGTCAGCAGCTACGACTTTACAAGCAGTTACCCGTATGTGATGGTGTCGGAACAGTTTCCTATGAGTTCGGGGGTACACGTACAAGTCAAAAGTAAAAAACACTTTGATTTCCTGATTTCCGCGTATTGTTGTATCTTCGATATAGAGTTCACAAAGATAATGAGTTCACAGGTACAGGATACCCCGTTGTCCGTTTCAAAATGCGTCTACAAAGAAAAAGTTGTTGAAAACAACGGACGTGTTTTTTCGGCTGATAAGGTGGTAACGACCATTACAAATGTGGATTATAACGTCTTTAGGATGTTCTATACATGGCAGGATGAAAAAGTGGTTGATATGTGGTGTTATATGCGTGATTATTTGCCCACAGAGTTCGTTAAATCTATTCTACATCTATATGCCAATAAGACAACTTTAAAGGGCGTGAAGGGCAAAGAAGTTGAATATTTGAACTCAAAGGAAATGCTTAACAGTTGCTACGGAATGTGTGTCACGAATCCTTTGCGTGACGAGTTCACATACGATGGGCATTGGGCTGTGTCCCACATGACCGACGACAAGATAAATGAAACGTTAGCCAAGTACAACGAAAGTCGAAACCGCTTTCTTTTCTATCCTTGGGGTGTTTTCGTAACGGCTTATGCAAGAAGAAACCTATTCACGGGTATTTATGAATGTGGCGACGATTACATCTATTCTGACACCGATTCCGTGAAGTTGAAAAACGGTGAAGCACACAAAGAGTATTTCAAGCAGTACAACACAATTGTTGAATATAAACTCAGACAAGCAGCCAAACATCACAAGATAGATTTTGAACTGTTTGAGCCAAAGACTATCAAGGGAATAAACAAACTGATGGGAGTGTGGGATTTTGAGGGTATATATACGAGATTCAAGACTCTTGGTGCAAAACGCTACATGGTGGAAGAAGATGACGCATTAACCGTTGGTGGAAATAGTTATCCCGTGTCTTTGACGGTTAGCGGTGTAAACAAGAAAAGCGCTATTCCGTGGTTACTTGAAAAATACGGTCAGGACAAAATCTTTGACGCATTCACTAACTACTTGGCGATACCGCCACAGGCGACGGGCAAGAATATCCACACATATATCGACTATGAGCAACGGGGCGTGTTAACTGACTATACAGGCGAACGGGGCGAGTTCCACGAACTATCGGGCGTACACCTTGAACCGACGGGTTACTCTCTTTCGTTGTCCGTCATGTATCTAAATTTTCTAATGGGTATCAAATTTAAAGATTAAAAGCTATGTTTAAAAAGAAAGTAAAGAAACCACAGTATTACAGTCTTTCCGCCATCTTGGAAAAGAATGCGGATTACAACATCATATTTGGCGAACGTTCCAACGGTAAGACATACGCCTGTTTGGCTTACATGATTCTCAATTATGTTCAGACAGGCGAACAAAGCGCATACGTCAGACGATGGCGTGAAGACCTCAGAGGCAAGCGTGCGGAATCCCTATTTGCTGGACACGTGGCAAACGGTTTCGTTTCGGAAGTGACCAACGGCAAGTATAATGAAGTATTTTATTTGTCGGGCAAATGGTTTTTATCTTACTATGACAGCACAAAGGGAAAAAGATTTCCCGATGACAAGCCGTTTTGTTACGGCTTTTGCCTATCTGAGCAGGAACACGACAAATCCACAAGTTACCCGATGATAACCACCGTGGTATTTGACGAGTTCATCACAAGAAGATACTATTTGCCTGATGAATTTATGTTGTTTATGAACGTGTTAAGTACCATCATACGAAACCGTTCCAACGTCCGTGTTTTTATGCTTGGTAACACCGTCAACAAGTTTTGCCCATACTTCAGTGAAATGGGATTGAATAACATTCAGTCTATGCCTCAGGGTAATATCGACCTCTATCGGTTCGGTGAAGATGGCGCCACGGTGGCGGTTGAATACTGTGACACGTTGGAAAAAGAGAAGCCGTCGAATAAATACTTTTGTTTCGGTAATGAGGCGCTGCAGATGATTACAGGCGGTAAATGGGAATTGGCGGTATATCCGCATCTACCAAAGAAGTACAAGCCAAAGGATGTACTTTTCACGTACTTCATTGAGTTCAACGGCACGGTATTACAGGCAAACATCGTTCAGGTGGACGACGAATGTTTCACCTACATACACGCCAAGACAACGCCTATCAAGGACACCGAAAACAGTTTGATTTATTCGCTTAACGTGAACGGTCGCCCTAACTACAAGCGTAAATTAATAAGCGCTGCAACGGAACTCGAAGCCAAAGTTTCACGGTTCTTTGCGATGGATAAGGTCTTTTATCAAAATAACGAAATAGGCGAGATTGTGCGTAACTACATAATGACGAGTGCTAAGAATAACATTTTAAGTGTTAAATAATGTATATTTTGCAAAGGTATGAATATTTATTCATATCTTTGTAATGTACTAAATAACAAGAATCATGGAAATGAATGAAGTTATATCTTTAATTAGCAATGTTGGCTTTCCTATAGCTGTTTGCGTAGCCCTGTTTTATTTTATGATGAAGCAGGAAGAGAGGCACCGAGACGAAATGACCAAATTAAACGATACGGTCGAATCTAATACAAAAGTTTTGACCGAACTTTGTACACTTATCAAGACTTTAGTCAAATGAAGCGATTGGATAATATATACACGCATTATCAAGCACAGGTGAAGACAAAGGATGTAGCCGTAACGTCCTTTATTGAACACACTTTGGCTATTACTCAGTCAATGTTCAAGTACGATGGTCTTCCCGAAACTATCCCACAGGTGGAACTTGAACGCCTGTTACAGGAAAGTGGAAATTGTGCTATTGCAAAGGTCGGTGAAGACCTGTACGCCCTTGGCGGTTCTACAGGTGGCGAACTTGACGCATACGGACGACCGATTGACTACATCGTGGCGAATCCTTGGTTAAAGTTGAATAAGACGTACAGAATCGGTTCTGATTGCGTACTGATGAAGAACGACACCAACGGTCAAAGCCTGTTGCCTATCATCGGCAAATTTGCGGTTCTCTACACGGACGGTCTTATTTCGTTGAATACGGCTTCAATTCTGACACGTATCACTATGCTGATAAGTGCTTCTGATGACAAGACCAAACAGAGTGCAGATGAGTTCTTGAAAAAGATTCTGAATGGCGATTTTTCAGTAATTGGTGAAAACAGTTTCTTCAAGGGCGTATCAATGCAAACCGCCAACGTGTCAAATAGTCAATATATAACACAGTTGGTTGAACTTGTGCAGTACTACAGGGCTTCAATGCTTAACGAACTTGGCTTGAACGCCAACTACAATATGAAACGTGAGCGTTTGAACCTTGGTGAAGTTTCAATGAACGTGGACGTGCTTTTGCCTTATGTGGAAAATATGCTTAATAGCAGACGTGATGCACTCGCACAGGTTAATGAAATGTTCGGTACGGGCATCAAGGTAGATTTAAATTCTTCTTGGAAGTTGGAACACGAAAACTTCTTGGCGTTGTCAAAGGACATCGAAAATGTGGAAACACAAGAAACTTCTGAAACGACCGAAAAGGAAGAAACCGAAGAAAAGGAAGAAACCGAAGAAAAGGAAGAAACCGAAGAAACCGAAGAAAAGGAATAAACAAAAGAAAATTAGTTCGTATGTTATATAAAGAATTATTTACAGGGGACAACCAACTTTTTGGCGGTATCTTCTATGAAAAACTACCCGAAGTATACGAGCTTATATTCGGTGGCATGGATGTTGATACCTTTGCGTTGATGAAGTTCGGAAACCGAACCGTTCTTGACTCATTCACGAAAGACAATTGTCGGGACTTAGTAGGATCTGTTCTTGACTTGTGTGCGGATGCTTTCAAAAGTCAGTTTGATGTGTTCACGAAACATTACGATTTTCTTAATCCAACTATCCAAAGCACATCGACCGACAAGACGGTGACAGTACAGGAAACGAACACCGACGGCATCACAAAGAGTGAAAAGGCTTTCAATGATGGTGATTTCAATGCCGATTCCAAAGAAGACAAGTCGAACGATAAGAGCAGGACGGAAACGGAAAAAGCAAACGTTCAACGCTCAGGATTCAACGGCAATGTTACACAGGCTATGCTTGACGAATATCGGGCACGCCTGACAAACGTCAGAGAGGACATAATCAATAAATTATTAAGTTATTTAACATTAAGCATCTACGAATAATTAATTATTGTAATATGGAAGTAAAACAAATTTACAAGCTGATTAATTCAGTAAGTAGCGAAGTGCTCGGCAAAGCCGATATTGTCGCAGAAGATCTAACAGGCGTTGTTGACCTTGGTACTGAAATTTTCAATCAAGGCGCAGTTGACAATTACGTCAAGTCATTAGTTAACCACATCGGTAAGGTGATTTTCGTCAACCGCCCGTACGCAGGAAAGATTCCGTCCGTCCTGATGGACGCTTGGGAGTTCGGTTCAGTCCTTGAGAAGATTTCAGCCGACGTTCCAGAAGCCACTGAAAACGACACTTGGAACTTGACCGACGGTCAGGAATACAAGCAGGACATTTTCCACAAGCCCGTCGTTTCCGCCAAATTCTTCAACTCAAAGGTTACATTTGAAGTGCCCGTTTCAATTACCGAACGTCAAGTAAAAGAGTCTTTCAGCAGCGCAGCACAGTTGAACGGGTTCCTGTCAATGATTTACGCAGCCGTCGAGAAGTCAATGACCATCAAGACCGACGCACTTATCATGCGAACCATTAACAACATGGTGGGCGAAACCCTGTTTGCAGACGAAGCAGCATTCACGGGCACAGGTAAGGCGGTAAATTACGGCTCGAACTCAACCGTACGTTGTGTGAACCTGTTGTACCTGTACAATCAGGCAAAGGGCGCAACCTTAACCGCTGACAAATGTCTTACCGATGGTGATTTCATTCGATTCGCCTCATATCAGATGGGACTGTATGCAGATCGTTTGCAGTCTATTTCGACGCTGTTCAACGTTGGCGGTAAAGAACGTTTCACTCCAAAGGATTCTCTTCATACCGTCCTGTTGTCTGACTTCGCCAAGGGTGCGCAGGCTTACCTGTACGCAGACACATACAACAAAGAACAGGTTCTACTGCCGAACGCTGAAACGGTGGCTTCATGGCAAGGTACGGGTAATGATTACGGATTCGCCCACACTTCCGCCATCAACATTACGACAAGCGGAAAGCATGCCATTAACATCGGTGGCGTACTTGGTGTAATGTTCGACCGTGACGCACTGGGTGTGTGCAACTTGGACAAGCGTGTCACCACCAACTACAACGCTAAGGCAGAGTTTTTCAACAATTACTATAAGTTCGACGCTGGCTATTTCAACGACACGAACGAGAACTTTGTCGTTTTCTTTGTTGCTTAATTGCTTAATTGCCGACGGTGGTACATTCTTTGCAGTGTGCCACCGTTTTACTTTAAACCGTTTATTATGTTAGTATTAAAAAGAATCTTTCAAAATGACAAATATACTATTGGTAGGTTATATGATTCTAATACTTACCTGTGCGATACTTTGGAACCGCCTAAACATGTGAACCACCCGTGTATTGATAATGGTACATACAAGATTAGTTATCAGCCGTCGAAGAAGTTCGGGCGAAACATGCCCTTCCTGTTGAACTGTAACGGACGTGTCGGTATTATGATTCACCCTGGCAACTATCCACGAGATACGCAGGGGTGCATCTTGGTAGGTAGAAATATTACCAAAGGTTCGTTGTCACACTCTAAAGGGACATTCGATAACGTGAACGCCATCATTCAAGCCATCTTGAACCTAAACGGTTCGGTAACTATAACGGTACAATAACATGAAGATATTATTTTACAAATACAATGGGGCACGCAACAAGGTTAACAAGATTCTTGGCGACCCTGTTACCATCACGGGCAAGATATCCGAAATGGATTATATAAAGCCTGTGATGTGCGTCCGTGGTAAGGTTGACGGCTTTACAATGTGTTACGTCGAAGCGATAAAGCGTTATTACTTTATCGACTCAGTAAATTATGACGGTGACAAAGCCTATTTGTCGTTGTCCTGTGATTCTCTAATGACATTTAAAGACCAAATTCTTGAAGCAACGGGCGAGATTTACGCCACCGACGAACCCCACAAGTACGATGGCGATTACAAGCCAACTTGCGACATAAGGACGCAGAAAGAAAAAATCACTTTCCCTTTGAATGAACTTACCGATGACGGCTCAATAATTATGATAACAATTAAAGGTAATAGATAATGGCTACATATCCACTTCATTTCACTTTTACAAGATGTACCGACAACGGCTCGAGTGATACGTATACCAACGATTTTGTAACATGGTCGCTGTTAAAGGCTAAAGCGGTTGACGGTTGTTATTTCGTGGAACACGATGGTACGAATAACTTCGGTTTAGGTAACAACGGCAATTTTAATGTGCCCTTTGACCTTGCAAAGGTGGCAAGTTCCGATGACCAAAAAGTCATTGATGGCGAAATGAACGGCATCACAAGCGATGGCAAGTATATTTGTCGTAGAATAAAACTAAGTGGAGGTGTTACTGGCGACTTCTTTGTGACATTTAACGCCACAGGTGGCGAACCGTCGCCAACTCTTTCGATAACAAATAACGTTGCACATACGACATACAAGACCGAAACAAGTGGAAGCGACACCGTTATTACGTTGACATGTGCCGACGGTTTCGTCTTTGACGGTACGCCAACGGTTACGTATGGCGCAGACCCCGACGACCCGTTTTCAGAAGGCACAACGGCAAATATGGTCGTTTCCGGTAACGTCGCCACATTCACACTCCCCAAGGATTCATACGGCGGTTTTGCTATCTTGAACGGTAAGACAAAAACAACCACCCCAGTACCTCAGAACAACATCGAACATACGACGTACACTACGGAAACCGACCCGTTCGACGATTCTACAACGGTGACAATAACATGTGAAGAGGGCTTTGTCTTTGATGGTGCACCAACTGTGAAGTATATCAATACGTCGGACGCACAGGCGGTTCTGACGACCAAATTGAACGGCACGGCAACCGTAGCGACAATTACCATCGAAGATTTAAAATATATAGTTTCGTTGGATGGTAACACAAAGGCAAAGACCGTTGAACCTGTTGAACCGACGGTGACTAACAACATCACGGACGCAACGGAAATACATACAGTTGATGGCAATAATGTTACCGTCAAACTGTCTTCTAAAAAGGTGATGCTGAATGTGTCCTGCGCTTATGTAGGCAAAGATGGAAGCAATAAGAATGTGCCCGTAACGGTAAACGTTGTGGTTAACCCTAAAGTTGATGTTGACAGTGTAACATCTAACGGTTCGGTTGTCTTGCCTGATGTTGACTTTAACCACCCTATCGTTATTACAGGCAGTACTAAACAGGCAATACCTGTGCAATATTCGTTATCGGGTTGTACGCCTGTAACAAAGCATGAATACTGTTTCATTGGTGAAGTGCTTACTATGACGTTAACGGCTGATGATGGCAATGAGTTTTCGGACGCTTCAAAGTGCACCGTCACGGGTTATTCCAACATAGCCGACAAAAGAATCGTTAACATGACGATAAGCGAAGACAAGTTGACCGCAACGGGTTCTATAACGCCCACCGTGGGCTCGTCTGATGCTGATGATGTGTATATACTTGTGGCTGGCGTTGCTTCGCCAACATCAACCCCTACAAAGAAGTACGGTTTTATCAATGCCTATGTGTTGAACGAGAAAAACATCGAAGACTTCGCCACCGCCCGTTTCGCCGCATATACGGGCGGATCGACAAGCACAAAAGAAGACCCTATTTCATACGACCTCGGCGACTATGTGAACAGGGTTAAAAAGTTCTTTTTCCCTGTCAAAAAGGGGTCTACTTCTAAACTGATGTGCGGTAACTTTCAAGTGGACACCGACGTGTACAATTTGGTGGACGATACAAAGGTGGTTTCATTCGGTTCGGTTGACATTCCAAACATCACCGAAAGTACAGCCGATTACGACACCGAACTTAACATGTTCGTACCTTTTATCGGTCTTGTATCGTTACCCGTTGACATTATCGGATGTACGGTTACACTTGAAATGCGTGTAAATTTACTTGGCGGTGGGGGGGTCTATCTTCTTACGTGTGATGATAGAATCGTGTGGACTGATGAAGTACAGCCTAACACGGATGTACTTTTCAGGACTCAGAAACAAGAAGTGCGAACCGTTGGCGGTTCTAAATTCGATTCAACGTACCTAATGGGTTTGACACCTTACATCATTCTGCAAAAGAAGACCATCACAAGCGCAGGCGTAGAAATGGGTGCTTCACGTCTGACTAAAGTCAAAGACGTTTCGGGCTTCACCAAGATAATGAACGTCAAATTGGCTGACACCTCAAATATGTTGATGGACGATGTTAACAATATCATAAGTATTTTGCGCAACGGCATCACCTTATAGAATTGGCTGTGTGCCATCTTTTAGCCCTGTGCGGTGTAAGTGCCCACAGGGCTATTTTAATGCGCTCAGAAGTCAAAGAAATGGCTTATTAGGCTAACGTGGCTAACGTGGCGTATGTAACTGTGTTACATATAGGGCTTCGGTGGCTTCGGTGGCTTCGGTGGCATCAGACACCATCGAAGCGACGGCAACATCTGGCAACATCGGTGAATATTTATACATTCAACTGAATATGCAGCCACCTGTATAAATATTCATTTTCATTTGTGGCACGGTGTATAGCAAATAGCGTGCCAACTCGTTTGAACAACTGTTAAAAATGCGTTGGGAAATGTTAAAAGAGGGTCATTTGTATACCTTT